AACCGAAACCCACCGTCCCTGCCCCCAGTGGGAAGGCTCAGGAGTGGGCGCAGAAGAACCCGTGGTTCATGCGGAACGGTGACGAAGACATCACCGCGCTGGCGATGGGGACGCACGAAAAGCTGGTTCGCTCTGGAGTTGCTCCAGACACCGATCAGTATTATAGTCAGATTGATGCTGCGGTTCGCCGCGCATTCCCAGACAGGTTTGCCGATGCCTCCGAAGAGGTGAAACCACAGCGTCGGCAGGCTGGCAACGTGGTGGCCCCGGCTGGCAGAGCGTCAGCCCAAACACCCCGCAAGGTGGTTCTCACCTCCACTCAGGTCGCTCTCGCCAAGCGTCTTGGGTTGACCCCCCAGCAGTATGCGGCGCAAATGTTGAAGGATTCATCCAATGGCTGATCGCACCCCACGCACCCTGACGACCCGTGAAGGTGGTGAACGCCGCAAGGGATGGACCCGCCAGTCACTCGTCCCTACCCCCGATCCCCGCGACGGACTGAAGTTCCGTTGGGTTCGCACCTCCACCTTGGGTAATGAGGACAACAAGAACGTCTCCAGCCGTTTCCGCGAGGGTTACACCCCGTGCTTGGCGAAAGACTTTCCTGAGTTGAAGGTCATGTCCGACCACAACAGCAGGTTCCCTGAGAACATCGAAGTCGGTGGTCTGCTTCTGTGCAGCATCCCCGCTGAGTGGGCAGAGGAACGCATCATGGGTCAGGCCGAACAGGCCCAGAACCAGATGGACGCTGTGGACCGGAGTTACCTCCGCGAATCCGACCCTCGGATGCCAGTGCTTCGCCCTGAGCGTTCGACCCGAACTTCCTTCGGCAAGGGCTGAGGCCCGCGCCAGTCGAAACAGAATGTAGGAGACTCGACACATGTCGATGGTCAACGCACCCTACGGCCTGCGTCCCGTCAAACGGGCAGATGGCCTTCCGTATGCTGGGGCGACGTCCCAGTACCTGATCAACCCCGCTGGCACCGCGACCAACATCTTCAACGGTTCGGTCGTGAACCTCGACGCCAACGGCTACATCGTGCTGTCCACCGCGACGGGCGCTGATGGCACCACCAACGCGCTGCCCGCTGGCACCACGTTGACTGGTTCGCTGGGCGTGTTCGTCGGCTGTGAGTACGTCAACGCCCAAGGGCAGTTGATCTTCTCGCAGTACTACCCGGCCAGCTACGCTGCGCCGACTGGCACTTCGATCAAGGCCTATGTGGTCGATGATCCGAACGTGCTGTTCCAAGCGCAGTTGGATGGCTCGGTGGCGCAGACCGCCCTCGGCACCAACACCTTCTTCGCGGCTGTCCAGTCCACCTCGACCGGGAACACCGCGACGGGCAACTCGACCTCCGCGCTGGAGTCCACCGTGGTCACGACCACTGCGGCCTTCCGCATCGTCGGTATCGTCTCGGCTTCGGGAGACACCTACGGCGAGGTGCTGGTCAAGTTCAATCCGGGCTACCACAGCCTGACCAACGCCGTTGGCTTGTAAGGAGGGCTGAACTATGGCAATTTCACGCGCACAGGCACTCAAAGAACTTCTTCCCGGCCTGAACGCCCTGTTCGGTCTGGAGTACAAGAAGTACGAAAACGAGCATGCCGAAATCTACGAGACCGAAACCTCCGAGCGTTCGTTCGAAGAAGAGGTCAAGCTGTCGGGCTTCGGCGCTGCTCCGGTCAAGGCTGAAGGCTCCGCCATCGCCTACGACAACGCGCAGGAATCGTTCACCGCACGGTACAACCACGAAACCGTGGCGATGGGCTTCTCCATCACCGAAGAGGCGATGGAAGACAACCTGTACGACTCGCTGTCGGCCCGCTACACCAAGGCGCTGGCACGGGCGATGGCCTACACCAAGCAGGTCAAGGCGGCTTCGCTGCTGAACAGCGGCTTCACCACCTTCAACTCCGGCGACGGTGTGACCTTGTTCAACACCGCCCACCCGACCGTGGCTGGTGTGACCAACTCGAACCGCCCCGGCACTGACGTTGACCTGAACGAGACCGCCCTCGAACAGGCCGTGATCGACATCGCTGCGTTCAAGGATGAACGTGGCCTGCTGATCGCCGCCCGTCCGCGCAAGCTGATCGTTCCGCCGTCGCTGATGTTCGTCGCCACCCGTCTGCTCCAGACGGAACTGCGCGTCGGCACCGCCGACAACGACATCAACGCCCTGAAGACCAACGGGTCGATCCCGGAAGGCTACCGTGTCAACCACTACCTGACGGACACCGATGGCTGGTTCATCACCACCGACGTTCCGAACGGCATGAAGCACTTCGTCCGCACCGCGATCTCGCAGTCGATGGACGGTGACTTTGACACGGGCAACGTCCGCTACAAGTCCCGCGAACGCTACTCGTTCGGCGTCTCGGACCCGCTGGGCATCTACGGATGCCCTGGGGCATGAGCCGAAAGGTTCAATGGAACTTCTGGATTGGGCGGGGGAAACCTCGCCCTTTCTTTTTGTCCGGTGAGGTCGTACAATCCACCCTGTTCCTGACGGGATCATCCCGACTTGCCAATGACAGGAGACCTACATGGCACTGAACACTTTCCAAGGCCTTATGCGGTCCACGGGCGGCGCGGCCAAAGAGTCGGGTGTGACCCCCGGCCCGCTGACGATGGCCGTCGTCATCTCGTTTGACCCGACCGCCTCCACCGCTGCCGCTGTCCGCATCGGCACCTCGGCCACCACTGGCGCGTTCTTCACGCTGCCCGCTGGCGCTGTCCCGCTGTACCTGTTGAGCCTCGGCGGCGCGACTGGCGGCACCAACCCGACCGTTGACATCGGCTCCTCCGGCACCCCGGACGGCTTCTTCAACGAAGCTGACGCAGACACCAAGGGGACCATCAACGGTGCCAACGGGTCGCTGGTCCTTGGCACTGGCATCACCGCAGACACGCGCGTCTTCGGCAAGGTCGGCGCTTCCGCCGCGACGGGCGGCACCTTCACGGGTGTCTTCGTGTACACCATGTACAACAGCGGTGTTTGGGACGTCTAATCGGCAGGGGGCTTCGGCCCCCTCCTTTCCATAGGAGGCCGAAATGGCAATGCAAACTGACGTAAAAGCCGCCCATGCCGAGGCGACTGGTTCTATGGTATCTGGTCGCACCCGCCTGAAGGCCTACCATGCGATCTCTGGCGGCACCGCTGGGGACGTCATCTTCACCGATGGGAGCGGTGGGGCTACCCTGCTCAGGTTCAACATTGGGACTGGTACGCAGCCAGTGACCATGCTGGTCCCCGGAGAGGGCATCCTCGCGGAATCCGGCATCTATGTGACGCTCCCAACCGCAGCCAAGGTGACGGTGTTCTATGGCTGAGGTGTCATTCATCGACGTCGCGCAGTTCATCGCGCAGTGGGTTATTCTCCCGGTCGCTGGTTTCGTTTGGGTCATGCACAAGACCCAGCAGGACCACGCGACCAAACTCGCAGTGCTGGAGGCCGTCCACGCTGCGAACAAGGAAGCGCACGACCGTGAGTTCAAGGAGATGCGCGAGAACTTCAAGGCAGTGCTGTCGAAGCTGGACAGCATCGAACAGGGCATGAGGCGGTAACATGGCGAAAGACCCCAGACTTGAACGTGCTGGCGTCTCTGGCTTCAACAAACCGAAGCGGACGCCTGACCACCCGAAGAAGAGTCACATCGTAGTTGCCAAGTCTGGCGATCAGGTGAAGACGATTCGGTTTGGTGAGCAGGGTGCAAAGACTGCTGGTGCGCCTAAGGCCGGAGAGTCTGACGCCATGAAAAAGAAGCGGGCATCGTTTAAGGCGCGTCATGCCTCGAACATCTCTAAGGGGAAGATGTCTGCGGCATACTGGGCTGATCGGGAGAAGTGGTGATGAAGAAGAGCGACAAGGTCGGCAAGGTGATGAAGGAGTTCAAGGCCGGGGAACTCCATGCCGGGAAAGACCCAAAGGGTCCGAAGAAGGCACCCATCGTCAAGAACCGGAAGCAAGCAATCGCCATCGCCCTCTCTGAGGCTGGCATGTCGAAGGGGAAGAAGAAGTGAGCATCGGTCGTTCCAGCATGGGCAAGCAGATTGCCGTCACCCGCTCCTCCAGAGACGGCGTCATGAAGAAGGCTGACGGTGGCCTTGCCATGCTCAGTCCCGCCGCCGCCTTGGCGAAGAGC